GTCAATTTGGCCACATTCCGGACACGGGTTAACCAATTTCAATCTCCAAACTTATTATAGCACAGGTGCTGCCAGATGTCAACTTTTCGGCTTCTTTGGTTTCTTTTTCTGCTTCGGCCTGGGCTTGGTGCCGTAATACGTGGCCGTCGTGTTGGGCAGAGCGGGTGAGGTGGTTACTGAGGTGGTCATTTTGTCTCCTCTGCTTTGCCCCTGAGCAGTTCTTCAGCTTCTTCAATCATTTCTTCGCATTGGCCGCACGGGCAGCCACAATCTTCGTCCAACCACAACTGGACAATGAATCTGTATTTCTGAACGGCGGACTTATATCTTTCGAGTTCGGTCATGCGGGCTCCTTTCGGCGGGCCAGTTTCCTCATTGCCCTCTCCAAACGATTCTCAATCAAAAGAAATTCTCGGGAAAGCTGGCGGACATCGTTTTCTTCGTCGGTGGAGGGAACTCTATTAGCAAATTCTTCAATTCGGTCGTGTGAGAGATAATACTCAGGTTTCACGCGGCCCCCTTGGTTTGGGAATCCATCCAATCGGCTATGCGGCGGTGCTCGTCGGTGGTTCCGTTGTTCTTGACGCGGTTAGCCCGGTAGGAAATAACAGCAATGTTTCCTACTACATACCCATTTCCAGGAGTAATTCTGTCAAGGCTCGGGCAACAATCTCTGTTTTTATCAGTTGCACCCCGAACCAATTTAATTCCAAGAATCGGGCAAAACTCCGGGATGACGATGTCTTTGTCCGTTATCGTAAACGGAATATCGAATTCTTTAGCCCGCTTTCGGGCTTCATAGAGGAGGGCTTTTTCCGGCTTCTCGTTGGCATATCTTCTGCCATACTCCAGGAAGTAATCTTTGTGTTCGGCCTTGTAGACCTTCCGATCTGCTTTGATCTTGTCGGCGTTGGCCACAGTATAGGCTTTGCGATTCTCTTTCACCTGGTCAAGGTGGTCAGCCGTCCACTGCTTTGTGTATTTTCTGTGGCATTCTTTGCAGTAACTGCCGCGCCCGTCTTTAGCCTTGGAACTCTTCGTAAACTCGCCGAGCGGCTTTTCTTTGCCGCAGATTGTACAAACTTTGGTCTTGATTTCTTCTGTCATTTTGCTCATCTCTCCATGAGGTTTAGGACGCCCGGGACCGGGGGAGAGCCCGATCCCGTTTGTCCGTTGATTCGAATCTAATTGCATTATACCACACTTTCGTGGGTTTGCAACAACTATTTTCGAATTATTTTTCAGAGAAATAATCCCTTTGTTATCCCTAACTTGAGGATGTTTCGCTCTGAACCCGCAATTTGTTACTGGCCTTATCAGACCGGGTTGATCGTTTCCGTCAACCTCTCTATGTCGCCATAGAGTTCGGACTATCACATCGTCTTTCGACGTTCTCTTGATTAGTCTCTTCCGGTGCCCGGCTTGCGCCTGCTTCCGGTCTGTTGTCTCTTGCGAGATGTTCAGTTTGATTAAAGAGAATTTTAACTGCGCCGGTATGTTAACGCAGTGTCATTGTAGAACCAGGCAGCCCTGTTACCTCGTCCATTATCTGGACGCGGGCAAGTCGTTTCTGTTCCGCTTGCCTCACACGGTTTGTTGTTCCCGTGTGCTCAGACTATTGCATACTCTTTCGAGCCTTCTTCGCTTAGTCGTTCACGGTCCCTCGCGGGTTCCGCCTCGTTGGCATCTCAGCGTTCGAGTCGATCAGAAGAAGTTTTAACTGCGCCTATGTTTTAACGCAGCGTATTGGTATATCTTACGTTGTAAGAGACCCACAAGTAGTTGAAAATAAACTACTTACCCAATACTATTCGGAGGCTGGGTTACTTTCGTCACCACCGATTTGTCTTGCCGGGTCTGATGCTGACCCTTGCTCCGGTGCCGATTGGATGAACAGCTTGTAGTTCTTACTGCCATCCTCGGGGTTCTTTCCTCGTATGTTACTCATTCTAAATAACTTAGAATGGAATAGCTCATTTCTGGCTACTTCACTTGGTTCGTTTCCCAAGTGTCCAGACTATTGCATCGTCCATTATTCGGACGCCCTCTCGTTTAGTCGTTCAGCCTGCTTGCGCTTGGCCCTCGTTGGCATCTCAGCGTTCGAGTCAATTAGAGAAGGTTTTCCATCGCCGATTACGCAGCGAGGTCCCAGGAGTTTAGGAAGATCGAGAAGATCGCGTCCTCGCCATACACATACGTGTTGTAATATGTGTTGGACGAAATCGTGACCGTCGGAGCAGTTGTGGTTTGCTTGAACGTGATACCCGCGAACGAGATGACATCCTCATTCTTCGGAAGTTCAAACAGCATCGCAGCCTTTTCCGGATCGCGCTTGATAACGTCGGTCAGACCGTTAAACGAAGTGTCGTTCAGGATGTCGCGTACAACGTTCGGGTGAATGATGCCACCGAATTTGTTGTTTGCGAGAGGCTTTGCATTCACGCTGATTAGTGACTGAGCCACAGTGCGAAGGTTGTTCGCAGTGAGATACGAGCCGTTGGCCAGCGTTGTATTGACCAGCGCATCAACCGCAGCAGCCGAGTCCGAGGTAAGCTGGACAAGGGTGTTGAGGGTGAGGGCCAGTCGGTAGTTCAATTCGTTTGCCAGATTCTGTAGCAAACCGGGGTCGTCGATAGCCACGTCAAGCGCCAAGTCCGAGCTATTGATGAAGTCAGCGTACTGACCAATCGTCGCTACGATTTTATTCGAAGATTCACTGATGGGTGAACCGCACTGTGTTTTAGGAACTCAGCATCACTGCTGGTTCGCGCCCGTAGTCACCTACGGGGTCGGACTCTATCATCTGTCCGGGTAATGGACAGTTTGCCGTATTAGTCTCTTGGGAGATTCCGCGCTTGTTAAGCGCCTTCATTTTCAAGAAGTATTCCAGTTTCTGTTCTTTCGTTAAAGAGTGATTATTTCGTATCCACTCCATGAAAAGAACAGCACGCTCTTGTTTCGCTACCAGATAAGGGACTAAGGACAAGAGTTTTATTTCTCGTTCTTTTCGACCCGCGAGACTAGGAGAGCCGGACAGGGTCCAAGCACCTTCGTCTTTATCGTCCTTTCGTTCCATGACTGAGAATCCGCCGCCAAAGCGGGGAACAATCCAGAGGAATACGCGATTATCTGTGTTTGAAATCTTGGCGTAAGATGTGTAGGACCCGTTGCCTTTCTTGCGGCGCTTGTGAAGACCAAAGGTCCCTTCTGCGTCGAACAATCCAGCAAGATATGCCCAATCTAATTTGGTGGGCTCTATCGGGTTCTTTCTGCTGTTTTGCACATCTTGTTTGTTAGCTGGTACATAAAAGTCATTGGCATTCTGAATGTCTCTCATTATGTCTTCTCTTGCTTGCGGATTTCTTTCCGCTCCCAAATTGAAGAACAGTACTGAAGATTCTGCTTGACTTTTCTTGAGAAGGAGATGTGGAGCAACATTCATGGGAATATCTTTATTCCCGGAGTACCAAGCATATTTCTGTTTACGATTGCCCTTCGTAGGCATCTTCCGGTACTGCCCGTCGAACACCTCGACCAGCCAGTTCATCAGATTTCTTGATGTCGAATATACGTTAACAGTTAATTGGTAGCCAGCACGCTTGTCGTGGCGAATGCTGAAACTTCCGTCACCGTCGATCAGACCGGCCAGGAAAGCCCAACGCTTGGGGTGAATGTCGTTTCGCAAAGAATTTTCCTCTGTCTCTTCTATTTTCATTATACCACACTAGGCGGCTTTTGTATATAGAGGTTGACAGATTTGGGCAAATTTTAGAACCGCAGGTTCGTTCACGGTTCCCTCAGCGGCCTGGTTGGTGTTGGCAGACATGAGAGCGTAGGTGTAGAACTGAATCTGGTTACCTTGCCGCAACGGCAGCGGACGCTGCTTGGTCATGGAAAGGAAGGGCGTCTGGGCCTTGAGATTTGGTATAGCCTCCCGCTCGTAGTGTATGGCTACAAGGTTAGGAAGCGCCCCAGACGATATGATTGATGCTGGTGAATAACTCATGGTTATTCCTTTGTTTGTTGATTATGAGCGCCGACTCAGAATCCTCTGCCTGTGGACCCCGGCCATAAGTTCTTTGACCTGGGCGTCAGTTAGACTCTCTAAGTCCTCGACTGAGGGCGCTGTTGGGGCGGGAGGGGGAGCAACGGGTGTTACGTCGCTCGGCCTTAGCCCGGTAGCCGCTCTCGGGCGCGTCACCACTTGAACAATCCGTTCGTCGGGGCGCGGCGCAGGTGCCGGTTCTTGTGAAACCGTTACCGGCGGAGGTGTTTTGGGTTGCCTTGGTGCCTGGGCCTTATTCAGCAGTCCATCGCTGCTGAGGTCCTCGAAGGCTTCCTCAAGATTTGCAGTAGTCCAGTGTCCAGCGGAGTTCAGTTCGTACATGCCTGAGACAGCGTCTTTCACTGTTCTGCCGAGTTTGAATTTCGCTAGCCATTGGACCAGCGTTAAAAAGTTTTGGTCGTCGTTGTACCAGTCCGGGTTCTTGGTTAAGAACTCACGGCAGACAGCCTCTGTCTGAAGGTTCGCGTCGGCATCCGCCCCCTTCTGGGCAAGCTGTACTAGGTTGTCGAGAGACATTCCATATTTCTTCTTGAATAGGTTCTCGAAGCCCTCTTCGGGGTTCGATTCCATCTGCGTCTTGATCTCGAATATCTCGTCGGCGGTAAGCAAGCGAGCCGCCTGGCTCGGAATCAATGGCTGTTGCACGGAGGTAGGAGTGGTAGCCAGCTTAGTCCTCCGGTTCAGTTCCCGGATTTTCTTGGTGGCGTTCGCCTGGGCCTTCAACACGTTGAAAATAAGCTCGTTCTTGGTCTTTCCCCAGTAAATCTGAGGCTGGCCCGCGCCGTTCCCGCTCGCTACGGTTCCCTTCCACTGCCCACGTTCCTTTTCCAAGGTAAGTTGAGTACCGTCCTCTAGGTCCATTGTTTCGGGGCCCTCGGGTTCCTCCGGCGGAGGCGGGGGCGGTTGGACTAGGGCGACCGGCGGCTCAATGGCGGGTAGATTGCCTGCTGCGCCCTCGGCTATGACTACTTCAGGGTTTAGCCCGGGGATAATATCCAAATGCGGGGAGTCGGGGTCAATAGCGTATTCCGGGCGGAGGGTGAAATCTACGTTACCCGCGAACGGGTCTGGGTTGCCTGCTGCGTCTAAAAGCCAGGGATCGACGGCTGAGTTTGTCATGTCTGTATCCTATGTGCCAATCCGGCACTACGGGTTAGGTTTGTCCATTATCTGGACGGTTTTGAGTTCATTCCCATCGCTTTGCCTACGTCCGCAGCGGCCAGCGCCCCGGTGAGGTAAGCTCGGAGTTCGGGCGACGGTTTCGCCGCCGCTTCTACCGCTCTTTCCACATCCTGTTGAAATTTGATGAATTGGTCGCGGAGCGCGGAGGCTGCCGCGTGCGCACAGGGTACGGTCGTGTCCCCCGGCGGCAGGTCGAGGCATTGGTTCTCCGCCCCGTCTTTGTAGTCCTTTAGAATCTGGATGATAAGCTCCCAGACAGGAGTCCGGACTACCGTGCTGAGCATCCGTCCCTTCTCATAAAGGTCGGCCTGGTTCTGGAGGTCTTCGAAGTCTATGTCAGGCATTCGATCCTCCCAAGATTGCATCGAGGTCCACGTGCCTTTTCGGAGGCGGGGGAGCAGCGGGGGTTAATTGTCCGGAGCGTCCCGTCTTCAATTTGTGCGCCGCGTTGATGAGTTGGTCCAGTTCCTCGGGCGACATGTTGTCATAGTCTGTGCCCGGCACCGCGCCGTTAATGTTGTTGTAGAAAGTTGGTTGTGATGCCATCATGTCTCCTGCCATAATCCGACGGCTGCGAGTGTTGCGGTCCATTATCCGGACAGTTTAGGCGAGAGAACCGAATCCAGTTCCGGGGGTCTGGGCGTACGGGCTACCGGTCAATTCTTCTGGCTCTACTGATTTTTTGAAGCTCTCACGGAGCACGTCACGAGCCGCGCGAGCGATGTTATTGGCGTCGTCTCTTTGTTGGTCTTGTAGAGCTTTTTGTTGCTCTATCTGCGCTTGAGCCTGTGCTTTTTGCTGAATGACTCCCCCCTGAGATTGCTGCTGTTGACGCTGCAAATCTTCGGGTGTCATCGGAACAATCATGTCCTTCATGTTGCGCATTTCAGCCATTTCAAACCACACTCTAATGAGTTCGTCTACGGCTACTTTCTTTCCTTCGGTGGCTAGCTGCTGCTGAAGGGCGGGGTTGGCTAAGAACTGCGTCATCATGGGAAGAGCTTGCGCGGCATTTCGTCGTGTCTGCATCTTCGACCCAGCGAGGATGTTGAACTTGACTTTGGCGTTCAGAATGTCGAGGAGGTCTCCTCCGCCGGTCGCATACTCGTGCTTCAACTCGTCGGACATGATGAAGTCTAGTTGCGACATCGGCAGCATCGACTGGTTCATTTCCCGCAAATCATACAGGAACGGAACGATGACCTGATTAGCCAACTTGTCCACGAAGTCAGAAATTAAATTGGCTGCCCCCTGCATAAGCCCTTGGGCCCCAGCAGAACTCCGAGCCAAATTCGAGTGCCCGCTCGCCCCGGCAACCCCAGACGACAACGGGTTATTACCCGACACAGTGTCTACACGGTTCTGCGACATCCCGAGAAGCTGTTCGGCTTCGGGGACGGCAGCAGAGCGCATCAGGGGAGTCAAGTCACCTTGGGAGTCCACTTCGATGATCTTCCCTGGCCCAATGCGAATGCTCTGGGTGGGGATAGATTTTCCGCGCACGCGGACGAGAGGTAGGTTTAGGTTGAGGCTGGCATTATCAATCAGCAGGTTGGTAATACCTGTCTGAAGACGCTGCTCCGTGCCGATGGTGCGACCCAGCCCCAGGGACCAGAACGATCCTGGAATGTCCCACCAGCCGATGCTCAAAAACGGAATCTTGCCATAGATATTCTTGTCGTTGTATATGACAAGTTTCTTCTGAAGTACGACTATATAGGTTTTATTGTCCCAACGTTCAAGAACTTCCAGTGGTTTCTGGAATGGGTCAGCAGTGGTTACGTCCCAGCGGGGTTCGGCGCGCGCGTCCCATAAAGGATTGCGTCCGCCTTCTTCCGAGACATTGGCTTCGACAGGCTCTGCCGGAGGTATGAATAGTGACAATAATTCTTCACGCGACGGGATGTTGTACCCTTCGCGGTCGCGGAGATTGTCGAGGTCATCGAATGTCATGTATCGGCGGCGAATGACATACTTCGCTTTGCGAATGTCGGGCACGTTCAAGCCTGGGTCTACTAGGACTTCCCTGAGATTGATGATGTGCTCGAATGTGGGCCGGTCTACGACTTCTTCTATGACTTCTTCTTCGAGTTCGTCCCCGCCAATTCTAGTGTCCGGCGCTCCGGGAATAGTGCTCGGAATGACAACAGCCGGTTCTTTGCGCTTGATTATTTTCCGCTCACGAGTAAACTTCTCCCAGCCTTCCTGAAACATTGCCGTTCCGAAAAGCAGGCAGTTCATCACGCCGAGCCTAAGTTCTTCTCTGTAGTTGATGTCTTCGAGTTGATACTGGAGCAAGGCGCTAACGGCCCGGGCGGCCTGAGCCGAAGTTCCGGGTCGTTCTTGAATCATAAAAGGAGGATTCTCGTAGAACAATCCAGCGAGTACTTGCGGGTCGATGCCGTTGACTGCGCACGCCACCGTGAAGAAATTGATGGAGGCGGCTTCCGTCTGAGTCCCTGGCCAATAGCGGGGGGCGAACGCGGACGTGTAAAGATCGCGTGCCGTCCCCCATCCGAGGATAAATTGACGACGATTTTCCTCTGACTCTGCCCGCTGGGTGTCTTGAATTACCAATTTCAAACTGGCCTCTTCAGCTTCAGACCAAGACCCCATCCGTAAGAAAGATTGAGCCTCTTTGAGGGTTATTTCCTCGTGCGGATTGACCACTGGTTCAGGCAATATCATTACTTATTCCTTGTCAGCCTCAGAGCCTTGACTCTGTCTGATATAATAGTGTGAGGACGACCTATCTGCCCCACATACACCTTCCCGTTCACCAAATTGGTGATTAGATAGATGGTGTACATTTCTCGGCTCTTTCAGTTAGGGCTCCGGAGGCTTGATCGAAATGCTGACCGGCGAGAATTTTAGCGGCGGCGTGCTGCTGCTTATTGGGGAGAGATGCGCTGAGCACTGTCTCTATGTTGTGGCGAAGAGTACTGAGGATAGAGAATGCGTAGCCGACTCCGATGGGTCGGTCAAACAAAGGTTCTGTCATAGGGAGTCCTTCAATTGGATTATCGGTTGTTTAGGGTGTTACCGACACCACTTCGTCCGAATAATGTACTACTCGCAGTCGTGGTCGCCTGTGTTGAAGTTAACGGAGTACTCGTTCTTCACCGAAGTTCCGGTCTCAGATGAGGACTTGCCGACTTTGAATGCGGAGGGCTCGGAAGGATCGGCGGACTTTACAACGAGTTTGTTCGCGCCTTCAGCTTGTCCTGCGGGGCCGCTTGGCCCAACAGCGGGGTAGTCAGACGGCTTGGAGTCGCGTGGGTGTTCGAGATTTCCGCCGAGTTCGATTTTGGTTCCAACAGCCATGATGTTAACCTCTTTGTGTAGGCGTAGCGCCTAAGAATGTGGGATTGGTTGATTGTGGCGTCGGGGCCGACGTGCCCCACGATTTTTGCTGTCCGTACCCAAACCCCGGGAGCAGAGGCTGCGGGAAGTTGGTCGGGAGATTTTGTTGTCCGGGTAATGGACTTTGCGTGGCAGGCGTGTACCCATTAGGCCGGTCTACGCGAACGATGGGCTGGAATGTGAACCCGAATAACTCGTAGGTTCCGGTCGGAGCCTGATCTGATTGTGATGGCATAGGAGAAATGAACTTCTGTCCGGAAGTCGTGCGCCACTGCAAAGGCTGCGAGGCGTCTCCCGTTTGCTCGAAGACCACCTCGTCTTTGTCGTCGAGGATTTCGATGTGGACTTTCATCCCCAGACTCCTACTCCCAATATGTTCGGGAGCCCGTGTGGTGTTTCGCTTGGTACTTCTGGTGTTGGCGTGAAGCCTTCAAGCGTCGTCTGCTGTGGGCTCCACATCGTTACTTTTCCCGTCTCCGGGTCCGTGAGCAGGCAGTCGCCAGACATATTTTCTTCGGCGAAGATGTCTCGGTAGCCGAGACGGTCCACATTTGAGAACAAATCCTGATCGTTGTTGAAGATGGCTTGAGAGGCGCGCGGAGCGTATCTAGGTTGGTACCCGAGGTTGTCTGGGATGTCATCGTGGTGATGAACCCCCATGCAGCGTTCAAATTCTGAATACAAGACTTCGAGATCGGGGTACTTTGGGGTCATGCAGTAGTTGGCAAACTTCAGTCGTCCTTCAACCAGCCACGGGAGCAGTCCTCCCATTCTGATTTTCTTGGCGTCCTTCTGCCCGTCTACCGTTACCCAGTCTATATTCCGGCACAACGCTATAATCTGAGGATCGCGGGTCTTCTCGGCTTCAGCAATAATTGTCGGTTCCAACAAATGAGAACCAGCCGCTTTTTCAATGCCGAGTACAAACGGTCTTTCTTCGACCGCCATTCGGACAATAGCCTGGGCTAGGGAGAAAGGATTGAATTTGTCTCTAATGACTTGTCTAATATACCCGACGGTCTTCTTGTCCAGTGTCTTCTTCCCGTCGAGTCCGTATACGTCTTCTTCTCCCCACATCACGGAACTTCCAACAGAGTAGTCAACACCTTTCTTCTGACTAAAAGCCATTTCCCAAAACTGGGATATTGGTCCGTACCTGGGCATCATGTTGTAGGGGATCGTGGCACGCACCAGAACATCTCGGGTAAAAACAAGGTCGTTAGCTGAACGCGGGTTCTGATTAAGCTGTCCCTCGAACACCTTTTCGTTGTTCGTGTACTCGCCCATCAACCACGGGTACGGTTGATGCTTCGGAAGAAGAAGGATACAACCTTCCTCGCCTGCTTCGATGTATGTTACCGGACGGCCTTCTCGCTTTAGCTTCTCGGCTACTTCCGGCTTTATCTGACAAGCAATTCCGATCAGTATATTTATGTTATGGGTCTTGTTCTTGTACAAACACCAGCCAACACCCTCGATCTTCTCGATGTCTCCATTGGCTAGATACTTTTCAAGAAGCACCCCGTAGTGTTCTTCTTCCGCATAACGGGTGCCAATATATTCTTTATAAAATCCGCCGGGCATGAGCAACTTTTCGGCGAGGAATAATTTTTCCGATATGGACGCGCATTGCGTCGGAGTCTCTGAATTCTTATCGGACACAGCGTCGTCTGCTTTTATGACTTCGAAACGCCACCCAGCTTTTGTTTTGCCAACAGACGAGGCGCGAACCGTTCCTTCTTTTCTTCCCGTCTTCTTTGCTTTGTAGACAGGAGTCGTGAAGACGTTACCAGCGCCCATGTCTTTCCGCAAGCAGCAGTGCTCGGGGAAGAACAAATTGATGAGCGTAGGTCGATCTTCTCTCAGAGTGAAGAAACCTTTTATCTCCGAAATAAAGCCAGTTGACAGACTTGCCTCAGCGGTGAGGAACAGAATACGAATCGAAGGGTAACAAAGAACCCACTGCACTGTATCTATCGCGTCGTAAGAACTTTTTGCCCCGCCTCTTGGCCACAACAACATACGAGTCTTAACTGAACTGGCCTGTAGAATGGGAACGCTGGGGTCTTTCTTGACGAACAATTCTGCGAATATATCGTACTGAGGGTCGAGAAAAATGTTGTTGGAAATCGGAATCTCTCCGTTTTCGCTGACAGACATCGCGTCCCACAGAAAGTATTTGGCCAACCACTTGAGATCGGCTATCGACCGACGCCGGACTTCTTTTCCTAAATTGGAGTTTGGAATGTGATCCAAACCCAACTTGGCTAGATTGATAAGGTCCTCGTACACCTCTATAAGATACTCGTAAAGGATGTCATTCGGAATCTTGTCGTACCCTCCGTAAAGATCGTGGAGAGCATCGAATCTGTCCTGATTGTCGGTCATGGTCGTCCCAATAATGGACTATTCCTTGTTCTCGTTGGGCTTCTTCGCGCCAAAGTCTAGGTCGTGATGATCCGCGTGCCAAAAACGACAGCAACCATATTCCGGGTCTACAATCTTCAATCCTGTTTTCTTGTCAGTCTTGACTTCCTGGTCGGTCATCACTACTTTGTGCCCGCAGAGGTTCGGCTTCTGAAAGTACTCGCAATGCTCACACTCACGCGCAAACTTTGATTCAATGTACTCGGACACTTTGGTTCCGTCCCCTTTTGGTTTGGGGCTCGAAGTCATCACCGATTTGGCGAGGGAGGTGGGCATTATTTCTTCTTTCTGACTTGTCCAGATTCGCTTAGAGCGATAGCCACGGCCTGTTTCTGACTCGTTACCTTCGGGCCTTTCTTGGACCCGGAGTGGAGCGAGCCAGACTTCCATTCATCCATCACGGTCTTGACAGCAGATTTCTTTCCAGACTTCGTTGTCGGTTTCTTATCCGGCATTTACTCCTCCTTCGTTGGCCAGGTCTCGTAACAGACTCTCAGCCAAAGCCGCCTCGTTTTCGTGTTTCAGGGCAACGACGTGGTAGCCATTCAAGTGGCAGTTTTGGGCGGCTACGCGCGCGGCGCGACCAGTTTGCTCTATGTAAAATTGAAGACTTTGCAAGACTGCCTGAGTCATATCCTCATTCTTATGGTACGTGCCGAGCGAACAAAGCCCCGTAATCGTAGGTATCCCCGGCGAATCTATAAACTTTTTTCCACCAAGGTTTCGGGCTGAGATAGTCGGCAGTCACTCGGTCTGTCACTTTTCGTCCGTCGTCCAAAATAGCGGAGCCGGATGCGCTCATTTTATCAAGGTTGTCTAGCGTGTCAGTTACCGATTTCCTCTTTAGCAGAGAGTCGAGGTCCTCCCCGCTAGACGCGAAGGCGGACAAGAGCGGCTGGGTGGCAGCGATAGTGCGCTGGCTTTCCCCCATCATCGCCGTCGTAGCCTCGGCAGTTCCGGACAGGCTATCTGCCGATCTACCCAACTTTTGAGACGCGGTGTTGAAAGTGTCCATCGCGGCTATCACATGGGGTGCAGTTGCACGCTCCTGCAATTGCGTGGTCACAATAGCGTCCCCGACCTTCGTCACTGACTTGTTTAGTTCGGAGAGAAGTCCGCAGGGATGACCTCCCCCACACGGTTGGTTGACCAGTATGAGGGTGGTGTTTAGACTTTGAAATGAAGTTCCGGCTTGGGTAAGAACTACTGAAGTTTGCTGACCGAGTGTCCGAACTTGCCCAGCCACCGTCCAAGACAAATAGGATAGGAAGCCAAACAGCGCGGCCAGCGAAACGTATAAAGCGGTTTTTGCCCAAGTAAGAATGGTCATAATACCTTCGTCCGGTTAATGGACTACTTCGCTGTGCCGTTGATTGAGTTTGCAAAGGCTACAACAGCGTTTGCCTGGTTTTGGATTTCGGTTGCGGTAGGCGTGGCGAGTCCGGCGGTCTGGGCGTAGGCAAGAACCTGTGGAGTAACAGCGGCGACGACAGCAGCGGCTTTTTGTAGTCCGCTCCCTGTCTGAGCTCCGGCTGCGGCGCTAATCGACTCAACCTTCAGAGCTTCTGTCAGGTATGTGTTGAACAAGTTGACGAGGTTGGAAAGGGCGGGGTCAACTGCTTCTACAACTGCCTCTCCGGTAGAAATAATACCCTGTCCTTTTGAACTGCTAAGAAACGCAAAGACTTTCTTTGCGTCCCCGCCAATTACGCTTAGTACTGATTTGAAAGTTGCCATGTGTGTTTGCGCCTCCTCAGACGCTACTTCTGTGCTGGGGCCGGGGTGACCGGCGAAATAGGTTTTGGGGTTAATCCAGTAGTCGTCACGTTGACCACCGCCGCATTATCCAAGGTTCCGATATTGGGGTCAGTCTGAAGGTAGTTCTGGGACGTGCCCAGCTTAATGCGGACGACGCTTGAGATGAAAAGGACGAAGGCACCTAAGCTAACCCAAAGCAAATTATGCTTGGGGTCTTGTGCAGCTTGTTCACCCAGAACAGCAGTCAGCGTTCCAGCGAGGACTTGCACCGAACCGGCATACCCGGCAGCAGTACTTTTCCAGTCATTGCCTACAAGAATTTTCATGGTATCCTTACATTCCTGGCTGTGGCTGAGGCGAGGGACCACCAGGTCCTGGACCGGCGGGGCCCTCAGAAGGACCACTAGGACCGGCCTGGCTCATGTCAGGAGATGGAGACGGAGACGGAGCAGGGGCTGCGCCTTGATCTCCCATCGTTTGGTCTAGGTGATCGTGTAAAGCCGACATATCCGGCAAAACATGTTCCTCGTCCGGCTCAGGAGCCATTGCGCCGGGATCGGTGTCGTGAATATGTTTGGCGATGAACCCGCCACTCTTGCCGCGACGGATGTGAACTTCGCGGGGGTGCTTGCCCGATTTACTGCCGGACTTTTTGGACTTCCCGCCCATTACGTGCGCAGCCCTTGATTTTTCTTTGGCCATGATGTTTTCCTTTGTCCAGGTAATGGACGGATTTAGAAAATGTGTACTACTTTTTCTTAGCGAGTGCTTTCAGACCAAGGGCTACCTTTTCGGGAGACCCCTTCAGCTTGATTTTTAGCTTCGCTTCTGCGGGTTTGGCCGCTTTCGTAGGCTTCTTATCTGCCATAACTACTCCTTGTAGTGGGTTTTGACTACGCCCGACAATCGTCGAATGACATAGTCGTAATGCGGTTTCACCTCGTCGGAGGCCGTGACTTTGTCCACCAGAAAATCCCCGAGGCACTCATTGAGTTCAATCTTTATTTGTTTTAATTGAATATGCTTTCCAACCACCGAGATGAGAACCGGCAGCGTCATTATAAATAACAAGAGGCAGAAGAATTCCATGAGCAAACCAACAAATAGATTTTATCCAACCAGAACCCAGACAGTTGTCACTGTCCATCCAGTCCCAGCGGTTGCGCCAAAATGAAATAAGGCCCCACCCAAACCAGAGACATTATACTGGCTTGCAAATAGTGGAGCCGTGTCCCCCGATAGTTGTCCGGAGATAGTAAGGGGCTGGGTGGTATTGGCCGGGATCAGAAACCAGGTGGAACCGTTGTCAATGCTTCCTTCCAGTACCCACGTAGGGCCGGTCACTGCTCCGCCGTTGCCAACAATCGTAACTTGACCACAATATGTTTGAGACATGTCAGGCAGCCCGAAAGTAACCGGGGCGTTGATAGCGGCGACAGTTCCTACATTCTGGGCTACACGATCTTTTGGTAAATATGTGGCCATGATATTCCTTTATTCAAAATACTTTGTGATGAAGCTGTGGATGATCGTAGCCGTGGCATCGTAGTGAACCCAAACACTGGGGTCTGCTTTCTCGGCTGCCGTTTCTAGGCGACTTAGGTACATCCGAAGATCAGCTTCAATTTCTCGTAAAGTCTTGTAAAATTCATAACAGAAAACGGAGAGTACCACTGCTACAGCGAGGACAATCCAGAACTGAATTTCCATTTCGAACTCCGTGGGGGCCTTGTTGCGGCCCCCGTGGTTTTGAGTGAGTGGATCAGAGCCGGTTAATTACGAACTCCTTGAAGTTGATTGTCGTTGTGGCTGCTGAGGCAAGGGTGAACGACGGAATGAAGTTCAGGTCTGTGACGGCAACGCTGGTTGCGTTTGCGTTAGCCGCATTAGCGACAACCGCACCGTTGATATACTGAGTTGTGCCGGTCCAAGACAGAATCTTGGTCAAGCTATCCCACAGGAACTGGGCCCTCAAAACGCAATTGATAGTCACGCTCGAAGTAAGGCCGGAGGTAGCTGTGCCAGTCAAAACCTTTGTGCATCCTGTACTGAGGGTTCCCAGAGTATATCCGGTAGCAGCCGGTCCACCTGCGAACGTCGAAGCCTTGGCGTTATATAAGTTAACCAGGATATTCGTTGTCGCCGTGCTTGACGCTGTAAAGCTCAGAACAACTTCGAACGGGTGTCCGTCAAATGCTCCGCCAGCAATATCAGACGAAACACCGGCATAGACGCCGGAAGGATAGGTCGATGTGGAAAGAGGAAAGTCCGGTGACGGGAAATAGGGAGAAACTCCGGCGGCGGTTGGAGCAAGCAAGGGGGTCTCAGAAGTAACTGCGATAGCCTGAGAATAATTGAAATTTGGGAAACCAGCAACTGTGTCTTGACGAGCCATGATTTTTTCCTTTGGAGGCTAAAGAGCCTCGATTGTTATCTTGATGGTTTTTCCGATTAACGGAACAACCGGGTGTCCGGGGCAGATTGTGAAGTGTAGAGATATTGGATACGGGGTTTCAGGCGTCCAAACTCCGTCAGCTTTTACTTCCCAAACTTCTTCGGTTTTCCCGTTCCAGTATAAAGGAGCTTTCTTGGGGGGCTTGGGGAAGCTGCCAACCACACAACTCTTCACGCGCAACTCGGCTGTGATGGATTCATCTGTCATTTTTGGCTCTCTGGGGTTCCGGCGCTCTGGCTCGGAGCGGCGATTAGTCCATTATCCGGACTAAACTTTTAGAATATGGAGCGGAAGACGGGATTCGAACCCGCATGTCAAAGACAGTTGCTTGGAAGGCAACGGCTCTACCACTGAGCGACTTCCGCATGAACTTTGGTAGGCGACTGAGGAATCAAACCTCAATCTCTCGCTAATCGGGCGAGGGCCTTATCGTTAGACGAGTCGCCCTTGACGGTACTGAACGCCGCCTGAGAATATGGTGCCGGGAGCAGGATTCGAACCTGCGGTAATTTCTGCTTGTAGGGCAGACGGTTTCGACCACTCACACCACCCCGGCGAAACATGGTGCGCGCGACAGGACTCGAACCTGCGAAACCTCCGCTTTCGGAGAGCGGCGCTCTAAATCCATCTGAGCTACGCGCGCAAACTGGAAGTCCCGTCCGGATTCGAGCCGGAATTTTCGCTTTAGGGGAACGACGCTCTTTCCTTTTGAGCTACGGGACCTAAACTTGGGGACCTCGGAGAGACTCAAACTCTCAGTCTTTCGGGTAGAGGCCGATTGCTCTATTCATTGAGCTACGAGGTCGCTTTGGAACACCTTCAAAATCACGCAAAACCTTAATAATCCCCAAGGAATCGGAGTGCCTTATCCACTCCCCTTCTTCTACGCGAATATCGAATCTGTCCAGCAATTCTTTTTCTGCCGCTCTACGATCCAAACAAAATTCATAATTCTTGATACGATATGCTTTGAACGGGTCGTATGTTTGATATGAGGCTAGAC